TCATCTAACAACCTCTATAGCGATAGAAATATTAGAAACCTGATTACTCCTTGAGTTATATTTAAATATTTCGCCTAGATAAGGAATATTTGAAATATAAGGCACGCTGTAATCAGAATCTTTAATTTTTGTTTGCTTTATGCCGCTAAGAATAAGAACTTGACCATATTGCAAATTAGAATTAGATTTTAAATGTCTTTTGTATGTTGTAGGAGAGTTGTCTGTAACGCTTAATATATCTTCAATAGATAGATTTAAATCTAAATTTACAAAATGACTATTTATGTAAGGAGTACCGCTAATCTTCAATCCAACGTCTTTATAATCTATTTTTGTTTGCTCGCTGTTGATAGTAGATTGCGTAACTGTTTCAGATGTTTTGTAAGGTATGTTCGTAACTGCTTGAAAAGAAAACTCTTTACCGTCTTGAACTAAGATAAAAGGATTTTGGTTTATATTAAGCTTGTTCTTCTCGTTATAGAGCTTGAGAGCAGTATAAAAATGACCACTTTCAAAAACTAGCTTATTAGTTTCTAAAGGTTTCAAAAATGCTTGTAAAACAGATTTTACATCTGTAGAAACTGTAGATGAAGTAAAATCAACGCCTATATGTTCAATATCATCATCGCTTATTTCAATAATAGTAAATTTGAGAGTAACTTGTCTCTTTTGGACATCAACACGTTCAACATCTTTGATAATAGAAGCAATAACAGCAGGATAAGTATAAATTACAAAACGATTAGATGAGGAGATATATTCAAAAGTAATATTTTTAAATTTTAGATATTTAGATACATCATCAAAGCTATTGTATTTTAAATCAAGAAAATAGCTATATATTTGGCGTTCTGGTATCTTATCTATAAAGTAGACATCGCCTTTTTTTAGAACGTCATAGCCTAATTTTCTAATTGATAGTTTAAACATATCAAAATAATCTTGAGGCTTTATATCCTCAGGAACAAAAAGAGAAACATTACTGGAGATATTATCATCAATATAAATATTTATATTATTGTGAGCTGATAATAATTCAGTAAAATCAAGAAGAGAAATTTCCCTTTCTATTTCAGCGTATAGAGATTGAATTAGAAAAAGCGTTATCAGTAGTATGCGGTACATCATTGTAAAATTCCTTTTGAGAAAGATATGTATAAAACGAAGAGCTTGACTCACAATAGTGTCGAGTAAGCGTTTTAGAGAGAGTTTGAACATATAAAGAACGTATATCTTTAGACTTTATAAAATTTTTTAAAAGTTGAGGAGGTATAGAAATAACATCATTTTTACAAATCATAGAAGAGCAATTAAGAATAAAAAACTTTTTTGTAGAGTAATCATCATCATTATTTAAAATATTAGGAGCATAAGAAGAATTTTTTAAATAATGTTGAGTAGCGGTTTGAGGTGGTAGAGGCTTTATATTTTGAGTATTTTGTGCAGCTGCTTTTACTGGATCTTGTTTTGTGTCTTTAGTATTAGAAGACTTCATTGAATCGGTATAAAAATAAAAGCCAATTGCAAGAAATATAAAAAGAATAAGAGTCATCAAAAGTATCTTTAAAAGTACATTATGAGTACCTATGGAATCTCCACTACGGTAAAGCTCAAAAACTTCAGGATTACGTTTTATCTTCATAACTCCGCTTTTACTTGCTTTTGTTAAGCGAGAAGAGCAATAAACACTATAAAAAAAGTATCTTTTATCAAGGGTAAGAGAAGCAGGGCGAGCCTCATAAAAAAATTCAGAAAAAGATTTGTATTTAGATTCTATAAGTGCGAGATTTTGAGTTATAAGTATAATTTCATGGAACAAATGACGATGATAAGATAGCCACCAAATCAGAACCGTATCACGAGAAGAGAAGAAATTTTGAGACTCATCAATAACAAAAAAAGCATTGAGTATGTTAAACTCTTTGCATTTTTCTATTAACTCTTCATCAGTAGATTTTTTCTTATAAAGAGAATGTAAAATAGTAAGCTTAGATTTTAAATCATCAAAATCAAGCAAAAAAACATTTTCAACCTTATCAAATTCAAACTCATTTATATTTGTGTAACAAATATCATACTTAAACTTTTTATCTTTTTTTGCACCCTCATGAGTAGAAAAATTATTATAAATTTTATCAACAGCATAGTAACTTTTCCCAGAGCCGGGGCGACCTAAATAGAAAGTTATCATTTTTATTTAGCAAAAGATAGAGCTTGCTTAGCAACAAAAGCAGATATGATAATAGTCAAAAAAATGGAAAGACCATCTAAAATACCAAATTGACAAATAATAGGATGAAACAGAGCAGGAATATTGTTAACAGAAATTTTACTTAAAAAATAATCCGTAAAAAAATAAACTACAGCCATAAACGGAAGAAACATAGCAGCTTTAATAATATAATCCATTAATCGCCTCCTCTAAAAGCAAATATAACACCAGACAGTGTAAAGATAAAAATAATAAAAGCTTTAATAGAGGCAACAGGTAACATGTCAATAACGTCCTGACTCAACAAAGTAACACCACTACCACGAAAAGAAAAAGTAACAGGCTGAATTGCACCACAAGAGCTAGAAAAATTAATATAATATTTAGATAAAATACCAGCCATAGCATCACTTAAAAAACCTAAATTACCTTCCTCTTCATCTCCAGTTTCAGAATTATTATTCTCATTAGAAGTATTACTATCAATAGAGCCACCGCCACCTACAGTTCCACCGCCACCAGTTCCATCTCCAGTTCCATCTCCAGTTCCATCTCCAGTTCCATCTCCAGTTCCATCGCCAGTTCCATCGCCAGTTTCTCCATCGCCAGTTCCATCGCCAGTTTCTCCATCGCCAGTTTCTCCATCGCCAGTTTCTCCATCGCCAGTTTCTCCATCGCCAGTTCCATCGCCAGTTTCTCCATCGCCACCAAAATCACCAGAATCGCCCTCACAGCAACCAATTTGAGCACTAAAAAAAGAAGTGTTAGAATCTCCGCAATAACATTCTAAAGTACAAGTACTGGACTCATTAACTCCTAAACTTCTAGTAAAGCATTCAAAACTTGTATTACAAGAACCTATAGGAGGCTCGACAGCACGACAAGAACCATCAACGATAGCCTGACCACAAGGACAAGACTCAGTATGAGCAAGACATTCATTGCGACAACTATTCCACTCAACAGAAGAAACATAGATAGTAAAACCGTCAGGGGAAACAAGCAAAGGATTACTCATATTGCATGAAGCTTCATCTGCAACAGGAGATATTTTATTGTAATATGAACCGATGGGAGGACATTGACAAGAACCATCTATGAAAGTTTTACCATCTGGGCAATGATAATCTGCAATAGCATAATAAGATGTACTCTCACAAACAGTAACATCAGGACCAAAAGGAATACGATAAGTTAAAGAATACTGAGTACCACCATTAACAACAGCTTGACCACCGTAAGATGGATTTAGTCCATCTGAAGCCCAACAGTTAGTGCGAGCAGGATTATTAGAAATAATTTGAGTAACTTCGACTAAACCCCAATTAGTATTTTGAACCTGCCCAACGACCACAGTATTAGCATAAGAAAAAGATAAAAAATAAAAAAATAAAAAAATAATCTTTTTCATTTTAATGCCTAAAGAGGGCTAAAGCACCAAAAAGAGGAGCAATAACGACAGTAAGATTTATAAATATACTTGCAAAGTAATTTATAATACTAATATCTGTAATTTCAATTAAAATCATCTTTTACCGCCTACTGCTATAAAAATCTGAGTTGTAAAGAACATGAAGACAGCACCAAAAATAAGACCGACAAGACCTAAAAGAAAGTTATATTCTGTTTCTTGCATACCGAGAATATAACTCATATTTGGATTGCATTGGTTAGTTGCAGAATCATAAATATAATTTGGTCGTACTGTAGCAGTGTATGTATCTGTAGTAGTGCTGTACCATGTCGAGTTGTCTGAACGAAGATAATAGAATGAGCCAGCTTTTATATAAAAATCTTCTATACAGTAGCTATTTGCACCCAAGAGCATTGAAGCATTTAATAATTTTGTTAAAAATAATAAAGTTATTAAATATTTCATTTTTGAACCTTTTAAATAGAAATCCCAAAAACTCCTAAAAGTTAATGAGATTTGATAAGAATTATCGCCTTATTGATTCCCCACATTACACCAAGAGCAGTCAATAAAACACCATAAAGCATAATAATATTGTCTAAATATAATGTAGGCAAAGTCATCTTTTAGCGTAAAAGACCAAGAGCTTTTTTTATACCAAAAAAGATACCGAGTGCGGTAACAACAACACCTGCAACAGTCATAAAATCAACAGTAGAAATTGCATCAACAGTCATAGCAAAACCTTTAAAATAAGCTAGTATAAACCCCGTAATAGATTAATACCGCAGTAAGAAAATTACGCCTCTTAATGCGATATTGATTTATTACTATTTCTGATTTTTAAGAGTAGATCATCTCTCTTTGTTCTCAACTCACATAACTTTTTATAATCTTGCTTAGTTCTAAACAAAATGTTTATATCTTGTTGTAAATAGCGAAGATAAGTTATATGTTTTGACATTTTTACTTTCCTATTTTTTTTATAGAGCTTCCCTACGGGTCAGGCTTGAATTTCAATAAATTGAAACTGTTACACGGTAACATCACAAGTGTTCTAATCCCTAAGCCAAGAGCGAAGAGAAGAAAGTAAGAACATTTCTTAAGCCTCCGCTGGCTAACTTTTTTTTAAGTAGCTATTTGGTATTTACGCAATTTCATTTCTAAAGCCTCCGCTGGACAACATTCTAAATCTAGCTATATTCTAACGGAGAGAGCAAGTAGGAGAAAGATTACATCTTTCAGCGTGTCTTTGCTGTCGTAACGTTTTAAACGTTAAAATTTTTAATCCCTTAGCGATGGGACACAACGGACTACGTCCTATACCTGCGGTGCTATTTTTTTACTTCTTTAACTTGTCTATTTTTTTCATACTTAGAGTAGTCAAGAGGATTTTTTTCTAAAGTCAGAACTGGCATAGAGCGGTCGGGATACACTTTTACACCGTATTGGTCGTTTTTAACTGTATAAGGCAAGGCAACAGAAGAACTTATTTTTTCTTTTAACATATCATAATACTCTTCATCACAAATGATTGATTCTACAGAGATTTTTTTATATCCCTCTTCATCTAAACCGTTAAACATAACAGTAAGCTCAGTGCCGTAGGTCGTTTTATCTGTTTTTTTGTCCGTGTACTCAGTTGGTTTTACTTCCATCAAAGTACCTATCATATGTAAAGTCATGTTGTCACTCCTGAATTATTTTATTGACTTAGCCCTAACATGTAGAATTAAGTCTATGAAACATAAATCTTTTTATGCTCTATAAACCTAACTTTTGTCACTTTACTTTTTTAAACAAGCCCCCAGAAGTGACGCTAAAGGGCTAGTAAGCGAGCTTTTTTGTAGGGGTTCACACTCATTGCCCCCGATATATCAACGACTTACATCAAACTCTGTATACAGTTCCGTGATTGCGTAGCTTTTATAAACGACTTATTGAACATCAGATGTTGAAAGCGTAATTTTTTATTATTAAGTGATTTTTTGATATCATAGAGAGCAGAAGTGACGCATTTTTTAATAAAAGTATGAATATATGTTAAATATTCATTATTCCACATTAACTCTAAACCGAAGAAGTCAGAGAAGAGAGCAGGTCTTTGAATGTTTTGTGTTTGTACTTGCATTTTGTCACTTCCTTTAAATGTTATATTAGTTTACATTTACAGTGGTAATAGTAATCTATAATAACTTTAATAAAACTTAAATGCAATACAATATGCAATTAAATTAACAAATTTAATTAAAAAGGACAACTATTATGACAAAAGAAGAGTTAGCAACGATTCTAGGAACAACAAGACAAAATCTAAGCAAATGGGAAAAAGAAAGACCAGACTTAGTAAGATTAATAAATCAAGGGTTGGCACTTGATGAGAGCATAGAAGAGACAAAGCGACATTTGGAACGATTGGAACAAATCAAAAAAGATGCTAGTAATGGCAAATTTAAATTAAAGTAGAAATCAATGTTTAATAAATTATTTAAAAAAATACACAAAGCGGAATCAGAAGCAATTGAAAATAAACATAAAAGTACAGCAGATATAGCAAAAAGATTTAATATCTCTTCAAATGATATAAATAAAGTTTTAGTAGATTTAAAGTGGATAGAACTAAAAGGCAATTGGCAAATAGCAACGGAGCTAGGTATAAGTAAAGGAGCAGAACAAAAATATAATGCAAAGACAAAACAAAGATATATATTGTTGGATGAAAAAGTAAAAAATAATTTTGAATTAATTAGTGCAATAAAAATATTTAAAGAAAATAAAGATATAAAAAAAGAAATTAATGATATGTCAAAAAAAGAAACAGGACCAGAAAAAACAATAGTAAAAAAAAGACTGACAAACGAAGAAAAAAAAGAAAAAGGCAATAAATACGAAGAATATATAGCAAACTTCTTTAGAGAAAATGGATACTATGTTTGGGAACATGGAAAAGAAAAAGAAATGAAAGATAGCAGTATAGATCTAATAATAAAAAGGGAAGAGCATATTTACTTTGTTCAATGTAAAGATTGGGAAAAGTGGAAAATAGACCACAAAGAAGTAAAAGCAACAAGAATGGACGTAGGAGAATATTTAAAAAATAATGAAGTTTTTTATAATCTAATAAAAAATTATAAGCAAAAAATTTTATATATAACTTCAAAAGAGTGCTTAACAGCCGGAGCATATAAATATATAGAAGAACATAAAGAAACTTTAGAATATCAGGTTATACCTGTAAAAGCATAGTAGCCAGAGGAGTGATTAAGTCCTCTGTTTTGATTAATTCAAAGCAGGTGCGAACACCATAAGAATTAAAAAGACTACTAAGAGTTTGGTAAACAATAAAACTCCCTTTTATAAGAGTTCCACTCCCACCCCTACCTTGCTAAAAAAATTAGCAAAAAAAAAGGCTAAAGCCGAAGCCCTAGCCTAAATCTCTTATATGTCTGTTAATCATGCAGACGAGGAGTTAATTGTTTACACAAAAAGAAGTATATCACAGAAAAATAAATATTTATAAATTGGATATAATTACATGCATAAGGGTAGAAGAGGGCAACTATAAATCGTGACCGTAGCGTGACCGTAAAAAGTGCATATACATAGTAAAAGTGTCACGAAATTACGCTAAAGTCCTTGTTTAAGCTATTTAATAAACTCGGCTTATTGTTGTACCTATCCACGTTAATAGCCTATTTTAGGGCATTTAAAGCATATTATTTATTCATTGTAAGCTTTATGGAATAAAGGTATCAGATACAGAAAAACATGCAAAGATGTTTTCAGAAGGCAAATGGATACCAAAAACTAATACGGAGTATTGGATTGAAAAGTTTGAGCGAAATATCAAAAGAGATAATGAAGTCAATGCAAGGCTAGAAACCAACGGATGGGTTGTTTTAAGATTTTTTGAAAGTGAAATCAGTAAAAACATTTATAACTGCGTTGCAAAGATACAAAAAGCGCTAAACATATAA